ATGAGCGCGCTGTCGCCCCGCACCATCCTGATGGCCCAGCTGGGCACGCTGCTGCCGGCGGCGATGGATGATGATGCCTGCACGGCCGTGAGCTGGGTGGATCTGGTGGGTCAGTTCGGCATGTCCGGCCAGCAGATCAGCCGCTTGTTCGAGCTGGTCGAAGAGGCCTGCGGCGTGACGCTGTGGCCGGTGGACATGCTGGACTGGGCGATGGGCCGGGGCAGCCTGCAGGCGCTGGCGGATCTGGTCGAGCAGCGGCGGGCCGAGGCCGCGCAAGGCCCAATCGGCGGTGCGGCATGAACCGGTCCGAACCGCCTTTCCGCATTCGCGATGCGCTGGCGGGGATCGCCGCCGGGCTTGGCCTTTGGGCCTGCATCGCGCTGGTTTTCTGGATCGACAACATGTTGGGAGGGGTGCCGTGATAAATGCCCATCCGAACCGAGGAGCGAGACATGACCGAACCCAAGACGGACGCCTGGCTCGGGAAGGAGATGATGCGCCAAGCGGAGTTGCGTCTGGCGGCACAGGCCACAGCCCTTGCAGCCATGGAGGCGCGCGCCACCAGCTTGCTCGGCGTGTGCGCCGCATCCGTCGTTGCGCTGGGCGCCGCGGCGGCCTCCACCTGGCCCACGTCACCCGCAAAGGCGGTGGCAGCGGCGGTTGTTGCGATCTCGCTGTTTTCCGCTGCGATCATTCTGATGCGGGCGATGCGGCCGAGGCCGGGCTGGGGCGTTCCGGGCATCGATCCAGCGGACATGTCGGGATACGAAGCGTTTGCGCAGGAGGAGTGCCTGAAAGTCATGGCCGGCACCCTCTCGCAAACGCTGGGGGCGAATTCCCCGCGCCTGCAGATGTTCGGCAGGGCGCTGAACATCGCAGCCATCCTCATGGTGGCGGCGCCAGTGTTTGGTGCCATCACACTTCTGCTGCTCCACACGCGCCTTTAGTCAGCCGCCCGGCTTCCTGGGCGGAGCTGGCGGCGCTGCAGGGCGCGGAGGCGTCGGAGGCGGCGGGCGGGGCTGGCTGGGCTTGCTGGGTTGGCTGTACTCCGCCCGCTCTCTGGTCTCCGTGGGCTTGCGTGGCGGCGCTGGCTTGTCTGCCATTCAGGTCTCCACTGGCAATGGGTTGTGAGACGTTCCCATGCACCAGCAAGGGAGTCTACGCCTGATGGCCAAGGCTCCTTCCATTCCTCTCGAAACGCAGCTGGCCTGTGTTTCCCGCGAGGTCGCCCTTCGCGAGCGGGTCTATCCGCGCTGGGTCGCGGCCGGGCGCATGACCCAGGCGAAGGCTGATGCCGAGATCGCAGCCATGAAGGCCGTGGAGCAAACCCTGCTCTCCCTGGTCCCTCCGGATGCGCAGGGGGCGATGCTCTGATGGTCGCCTACAGCTTCCAGAAACGCTTCGTGGGCCGGGTGCAGGCAGGGCTGGAGCCAGGTCCGTGGCTGCCCGGCATGAAGCGCCACACCCTCCGCCTGCCACGTCAACGTGGCCACGCGCGGCTGGATGATGCCTTGCAGCTCTACACTGCCATGCGAACCAAGCATTGTCGGCTCATCGGGCGCGCCATCGCCACCCACGTCATTTCTGTCACCGTACTCGTGGGGAGCGAACACCCGTTTAGCCTTCGAAGCGAGATGGGCCAGGCCTCTTGGGAGGCGCCTGAGATGGCCGCGCCGATCATCCATCGGTTGATCAGAAGCGGGCGGCCACTTGCAGCCGATGAGATGGAGGAATTCGCCCGCACGGATGGCTTCGCGAGCACCGCGGAGATGCGCGCGTTCTTCGATGCGCCGTCCGAGGCCGGGTTGTGGCGGCTGCCTATGACGCTGATCGCCTGGCGGCCGATGGAGAGCGCCGCCTGATGCCGCCGCGTGCCGCTCATCCCGACCAGATGGACCTCCTGGCCTGGCAGCAGCCCGAGGTGGTGCGCGCCTTCCCACCCGATATGGTGCGGGGCGCCACCTTCGCGGCGCGGATCGCCCGCGCGGTCTCCGTGGCCATGCAGGAATGCAAGGTGCCGCGCGACGAGATCGCGGCGCGGATGAGCGCCTATCTCGGCCAGAAGATCAGCCTGCCCATGCTGAATTCATACGCCAGCGCGGCGCGCGACGATCACACGATCTCCCTGCCGCGCTTCCTCGCCCTGATGCACGCCACCGGCGACCAGCGGCTGCTGGAGTTGCTGGCCGAGCCCTTCGGGCTGGCGGTGATCGAGCGGAAGCACCTGCCGCTGATCGAGATGGCGCTGGTGAGCGAGCGCATCGCCGAGCTCAAGGGCATGCACGAGGCAAAGCGGCGCGAAGCCCGCGCCAAGGGAGGCCTGTGATGCCCGACACGCAGCCCTATGACAGCAGCGAATGGCTGAGCGCAGCCGAGCTGGCGGCGCTGCGCGTCCCGGGCCTGCCGGCGACAGCCCGCGGTGTCCGTGCGCACGCCGAAACCTATGGCTGGAACGCGCCGGAGCGGGAAAACCTGATCTGGCGCAACCGCGAGGGGCGGGGCGGCGGCGTCGAGTACCACCGCTGCGCCCTCACCTCCCACCAGCAGGCGCATCTGCTGCTCGCGGCCTCGGCCAATGCCACGCCTGTGGCGAGCGGTACCCCGCCGGCCAGTGAACGCTGGGCCTGGTTCGACCGGCAGACCGACAAGACCAAGGCCCGCGCGCAGGAGCGCCTGGCGGCCGTCACCGCGATCTATGCGCTGACCGACAGCGGCATCGGCAAGACCGAGGCGCTGTGCGCCGTCGCCCGCTCCCGCGGTATCGGCATCTCCACCCTGCAGATCTGGGACAGCCTGGTGCGCGACCTGCCGCGCGAGCATTGGTTGCCGCACCTGGCGCCGGGCCATGGCGGCGGCCGGCCGCAGGCGGAATGCGATGAGCGGGCCTGGGAGTTCCTGTCCAGCCTCTACCTCAAGCAGAGCCGGACCAGCCTCTCCTGGTGCCTGGATCAGACGCGGCTGAAGGCCCGCGAAGAGGGTTGGACGCTGCCCTCCGACCAGACGCTGCGCGCGCGCATCATGGCCCTGCCGGAGACCACGCGCATCCTGCGGCGGGAGGGTGAGGAGGCGCTGAAGCGCCGCCTGCCGGCGCAGCGGCGCGACAAGTCGGTCTTCAAGGCGCTGGAGGCGGTGAACACCGACTTCCACACCTGGGATGTCTTCGTGGAATGGCCGGATGGCACGGTCTCCCGGCCCGAGATGGTGGCCTATCAGGATCTCTACAGCGGCAAGGTGCTGGCCTGGCGGCTCTCCAAAACGCCGTCCTGGCATGAGGTGCGGCTGGCCTTCGGCGATGTGGTCGAAAACTACGGCATTCCCCAGCACTGCTGGATGGATAATGGCCGGGAATTCGCCTCCAAGCGCATCACCGGCGGGCAGAAGAACCGCTACCGCTTCACCATCCGCGATGATGAGCCCGAGGGGCTGATGACCGCGCTGGGCGTGCAGGTGCATTTCACCACGCCCTATCACGGCCAGGCCAAGCCCATCGAGCGCGCCTTCCGCGACATGGCGAGCCACGTGGCGCGGCACCCCGCCTTTGATGGCGCCTATGCCGGCAATTCGCCGATGAACAAGCCGGCGAATTACGGCCAGCGCGCGGTGAAGCTGGACGAATTTCTGGCCGTGGTCCGGCAGGGGATCATCCAGCACAATGCCCGGCCCGGCCGGCAATCGCCGGTGTGCCGCGGCCGCAGCTTCGATGAGGTCTTCGCCGAGAGTTTCCAGGCCGCCACGGTGAAACGCCCCACGGTGGAGCAGCGCCGGCTGTGGTTGCTGGCCGCCGAGGGCATCCGGGCGCGGCGACAGGACGGCAAGATCGTCATCTTCGGCAACGAGTATTACGCGCAGTTCCTGACCCGGCACATGGGCCAGCGCCTGACCGTGCGCTTCGACCCCGAGCGGCTGCATGAGCCGCTGCAGGTTTATTCGCTGGACGGCAAGCACCTCGGCGAGGCGCCGGTCTTCGCGCCGGTGGGCTTCAACGATGTGGCCGGAGCCCAGGAACATGCTCGCCTGAAGAAGGGCCTGCTGCGGCTCGAGCGCGGCCTCGCCGAGACGATCGGCCGGATGAGCGCAGGCCAGCTGGCGAAGTCCATGCCGAAGCTGCCGGAGCCCGAGATCCCGCAGCCCGCGGTCTTCCAGATCTTCACCGGCAATGCGGTGCCCAAGCCCCAACCCCAGTCCAGCCAGGACATCGAGGACGCGCCCAGCGCGCTGGCCGGCATCTGGCCGGCGGGCTGGACGCCGCGGGTGATCGAGGGCGGCGAGGCCTGAACGAAAACCCCCCGCCGCGTTGGAGCGCGACGGGGGCGGATATCAACCACGAGAGGACAAGAGATAAATGCCATCCGACAGCACCGCAACCGAAAATGGACCAGGAGGGCGCATCGCCGCGCCCGTCCAGATGCAGGACCACGAGATCGAGGCGCTGCGGCAGGAATGCCGCGCGATCCTGAAGGCCAGCAACATGAGCGGCGCCAGGCTGGCGGCCGAGCTGAACGTCAAACCGGTGACCTTCGCGGCCTGGCTGTCCGGCAAATATGCCGGCCGGAACGACTTGCAGGCCGTGCTGGTGCGCAGCGGCCTGCAGCAGCGGGCGGACCGGGAGAAGGTGCGCGCTGTGGCACCGCCCGCCCCCGCCTTCACCCTGACACCCAGCGCGAACGAGTTCCTGGAAATCTTCGCCCATGCGCAGCACCTGCCGGATTTCGCCGTCATCACCGGCGCGCCGGGCATCGGCAAGACATCGGCCGCCTGCCACTATGCCCGCAGCACGCTGGGGGTGTGGAAGATCACCTGCTCGCCCACCGTCACTGTGCCGCGGGCGGTGCAGGATGAGTTCGCCCGGGCGATGGGGCTGACCAACCGCATGGCTCTTCATGCGATGCACCACGTCATGGTGCAGAAGCTGCGCGGCACCAATGGCCTGCTGATCGTCGATGAGGCGCAGCACCTGAAGCCAGACGCCCTGGATGAGCTGCGCAGCCTGCATGACCAGGCGCAGGTGGGCGTGGTGCTCCTGGGCAATGAGGCGGTGCTGGGGCGGATGCGCGGCGGCAATGGCACCACGCCGCGCCCGGAATTCGCGCAGCTCTCCTCCCGCGTCGGGCGGCGGCTGACCCGCAAGAGCACCCGCGCCGGGGATGCGGCGGCACTGCTCAACGCCTCCGAGATCGATGACGAGGATGTGCGGGACATGCTCGTCGGCATCTCGCGCCGGCCCGGCGCGCTGCGCGCCATGACGAAGACGCTGCGCCTGGCCCAGCTGGTCGCCGCGCGGGACCAGGTGCCGCTGAACACCCGGCATATTGACCTGGCCGACCGCAGCCTCCGCGAAGAGGAGGCCGCCTGATGGAGCTGCAGTTCCATAACGCTGTGCCGGCCGCGCCGCCGCCCGCCAGCCCACTGCCGCCGCCATGGATGCGCCGGATCCTGCGCGCCACCGCCGCGGGCTTCGATGTCGAGCCCGAGGTGTTGCTGCGCCGCGAGCGCCGGCAGCCCATCGCGCTGATGCGCCAGGTGGTGATGTACATCGCCCGCCACCACACGATCATGAGCTACCCGCAGATCGGCCGGGTGCTGGGGCTGGACCACAGCACCGTCATCCACGGCACCGACCTGGTGCGGCAGCGGCTGCTGACCGACCCGGGTTTCGCACGCCGCGTGGCCGGCATCATCGAGGCCTGGCGCCTCAGCACCCAGACCCAACCCACCGGCGGGGCCGGTAAATTCGAACCTCAGGAGCCATTTATCCATGACCAAGAGCAAGCTCAGGCGCCCGGCGGAGACGGCGCGCGCGCCGGCGGACAGGGCGGAGGCCGAGGTAATGCTGGCCCGGCTGGGTGCCATCCGGCGGGATCTGGCGGTTTCGGCCGCAGCGCTGGAGGAGGGCGTGGCGGCGATGAAGGAGGCGGCGGAGACGGCCGCGAAGCCGCTGGTGGCCGAGGCGGAGCAGCTGCTGCGCGGCCTGCAGCTCTATGCCGAGGCGAACCGCGCGGCACTGACGGATGGGGGACGGCACAAGACCGTGAAGCTCTCCACCGGGGAACTGCTCTGGCGCTTGCGGCCACCCAGCGTGCGGCTGCGGGATGTGGCGGCGGTGATCGAGACTCTGCGGGCGATGGGCAAGGACCAGTTCCTGCGCACGAAGCACGAGGTGAACAAGGAGGCCCTGCTGGCGGCGCCGGCGGAGGCGGCGACCATCCCCGGGGTGACGATCGGCAGTGCCGGGGAGGAATTCCTGGCGGAGCCGCTGGTGGTGGAGCTGGCGGCGTAGCCGAGGTTCGACAGCTGCGGCCAGGCCAGCGCCCGCGCAATGAGGCCGAGCGCCAGGCCAGCCTGGAGCGCGCACGGGAGCGCAAGCGGCTATGGGCGCTGGCGCATTACGAGGCGCGGCCGAAGCCTGCGCCGAGCGCCCCGCCGCCGCCGCCGGCGCCCGTGCGGCCCCCGCCGCCGCGCATTGAGGCGCCGATCCTCGCCACGCCCAAGCAGGTGCGGGCCTGGCTGGCCATGAACCTCTATGCCTGCGGCGCGACACGGCTGGCGGCCGAGGACCGCGTGGCGCTGCTGACCCATGCCGAGGCGCTGGAAGAGGCAAACCGGCGCCGCGCCGGCGTGGGTGATGCGCCGTTCCGCCTGGTGTTCACGAAGGTGGTGCGATGAGCGCGCTGGACCGCGCGGTGCGGCGCGCCTTCCGGGACGTAATGCTGTCGGCCATCAAGACCACGGAGTTTCAGGCCGCCCTGGCCGCGGCAATGGCCGCGGAGAAGGCGCGGGAGGCCGAGATGCCGCCCGCGCCACGGCCGGAGCCGCCGGTGCTGCGCGCCATACTGCGCGATGCGGCGACCCTGGATGCCAGAAAGGCTGAGGCGAACCGCAAGCGCAGCGAGACACAGAAGCGCCATGCCGAGGCGCGCCGGGCGGCGCGAGCGCAGGCCGAGCCGCCGCCGGACACTGGGGCGGACAAGGCGGCACCGGCGCCGCCATCGCCGGTGGTGGCGCATTCAGTGGTGGCGGACCGTTTCGAGCCTTTCCCTGGGGACCTGGCCGAGGTGCGGCAGCACATCCGGGACGGGAAGCGGGCGAGGTGGATCTCCGCGGAGTACGGCTGGCCGCTGCAGTACGCCCAAACCGTCTGCGCCGAGGTGGACGCAGAGCAGAAGGCGGCCGTCGCGACATCCCTGCGGGATGTGCGGGCATGAGCCCCGAGCTGGAGCAATACCTGCTGCGCCGGATCCGCGAGACCTATGACGCCGGGCGACGCGGCAGGCCCCGGGAGCAGGAATGCGACCTGGCCGTCATCGTCATCGGTGCGCAGATCGACGAGGAGGTCCGGCGGCGGCTGGCGGCGATGGCCGAGGAGAAGCGGGTATGACCCCTGCTATGCTGCTGCTGGTCTATCTCTGCACGCCGCCCGCCGCCGAGGGCGCGGCCATGGCCTGCGTGGCGCGCGAGGTGCGGGGCGAGACCTGCGAGGAGGCGCTGGCGCTGGCCGGCGCCGCCATGCGGCCGGACCGGCTGTGGCACGCCGTAGCCTGCATCGATGTGGGCCTGCGCGCGGCCCCGCCGGTTGTGGCGCGGAGGGCTGGGCGGTGAGGCGCGGCGTCACCCTGCCGGCCGAGCTGGCGCCGGCCTTCGCCGAATTCTGGGCGGCCTATCCGCCACGCCGGCCGAACCCGCGCGCCCTCGCCGAGGCGGCGTTTGCCGCCGCGGTGAAGGCGGGTGCGACGCCGAAGCAGCTTGTGGCTGCTGCTGGTGCCTATGCTGCCGAATGCCGGGCGAAGGGTGTGAAGGAGGAGTTCATCGTCCACGCCCGCACCTTCCTGGCGCAGCGGCGGTTCGAGGACTACCTGGCGCCGGCGACGGCGAACCATCTTCCCGAGACCAGCAAAATGGTCGAGCCCGCGCACCCCTGGTGGCCTGCATTCCGGGGCTGGATTACGCCCGCCGGCTTCGCGCAGTGGATTGCGCCGCTGGTGTGCGTGGGCGGCGTGACGGATGGCGAAGGCCGGCCGCTCAACGCCACGTTGCGCGCGCCCTCGGCCTTTCATCGTGACCATGTGCGCGAGCGGTATTCCGAGCCGCTCAAGGCGGCTCTGGGTTGCTCTCGGATTTATTGGGAGGGCCGTTCGTGAGGCCCGCCGATCCGAATGGAGACAAGGGACGTTCTATCTCCCGGAAAGAACGGCGGAAGCTGCGAATAATCGCCGGCCGCGATAAGTTTCTGGAAGGTCTTAGCGATCGACTTTTCGATCGCTCCACTCCGATCTTCGGTGCATCTGAGCTCCAGTCGGCGCTGCGACCAGCCGCTTTGCTGCCCGGCGAGAAAGTCGGCAAGGAGCTGCGCGTTGCTGGCTGCGAACAGCAGGTAATGATGGAGGAGCGCGATGCGCTCGCTCCGTTTTTCGTTGTCGTCGGCCGCCCGGTATGCGTCGGCGTAGTTCTTCCATATCTCAGGCCACCTTCGAGATGCGCTAAACCGGCCAGCCCATTCATCGAGCTCTGGCCAACCCCACTCATGCCGGAAAAGCAGTGTGCTCCGCAGGATCTGTTGAGCCCGCTTCGAAAAGCCCTCGTCAAAAAGGTTCGAGGCCAGATCTCTGGCAATCGCCTCCGCAATTGTCGTGCGTCCGATCGCTCGATTGAAGCCATCATGCCAGGAAGCGCGTCTGCGCTCTTGTTCCGTCATCATCGCAACTGCCTCTCACCGCAGCCTGGTCATCTCGAAGCTGCCTTCGGGCAGTTCGTGAGTGAAGACCACCGGGTTGGAAGCGATGGTGACGCCGACCACGCGGCCGTCGAACACCATGCAGGACTGTTCCATTCCGGCCTGCGCGTAGCTTCCGAGGCGATAGGCGCCGCACCACAGCCGTGCGCCATCGTTCTCGCGCACCCGGTCATTCACCCAGGTCGAGCCGGCAGGGAATTCCCAGGTCATGCCGAGCAGACCGCGCATCTGCACAGTCTGCAAAAAGCGAAGCGCTTCGTAGCCTTCAGGCGGTCGCGTGATCAGGGAGGTCGAGGTGCCGCAGGAGGCCAACACCAAACTACAAGCCATCAGGATAGCTGCCCGCATCGTCGTCTCCCCCGGGGATTGAGGCCGCAATCCTCCGGTCAGGTGCATGCCCCGTCAATCGAGAAGTTGCCGGCGATACACGATGGCGTCGGGGCACCATGAAGTCGCTTCTCCCCCTCCCCAACCCCACCGCCCTCGGCCATGTCCTGGCGGCCATCGAAGACGGCGCGCCGGCTGGCGCCGCCCTCGATGCCCGCATCCATGATGCGCTGGGCTGGCTGGTCATGCGCGGCACCGATGGCCGCCTCTCCATCCGCAACCCCGGCGGCCGGCAATGGCTGCGCATGCCCACCCCCAGCCGGGATGAGGGCGCGGCCTTCGGCCTGATGCCCGCCGGCTGGCACCAAGGCGTGGCGGTGCGCGACCGCATCCTGGCCTGGTGTGCCGATCCGGCTGCGCCCGCCTCCCGCTTCTTCGAATGCCACGGCCGCACCCGCGCGCTCGCGCTGACCCGCGCGGCCCTGCATGCCCAGCGCGCCATCGCCCTGCTGCCGCCCCCGCTGCCCGTGATGCTGCCGCCGGCGGCCGAGGCCTGCCGCTGCGGCTGGCACGGCCCCGCCGCCGCGCTGCGCCTCGGCCGCTGCCCGGATTGCGCGCGCCAGCTCGTTGTCACCCAGGAGAGCCAGCATGCCCCAGCCTGAGCCCACAAAACCGCGCGGCGCGGACCCGCGCCTGATGCAGGCCGTGCATGCCTGCCGCCGGCAGGTGCCGGATCTGGCGGATGAGGTGGCCTGGCGCGGCTTCCTCACCCGCACCACGGGCAAGGACAGCCTGCGCGCCATGACCGGTGGCGAGCTTGGCCGCGTGGTCGATGCCCTGCATCAGCGTGGCGCCCCGCGCCGCGCCGGCCACCCCGCCGGCCGCCAGGCCAATACGCTGGACAGCCGGCCCCAGGCCCGCATGGCCCGCGGGCTCTGGATCGAATTGGGCAAGGCAGGCTTGGTGCGTGACCGCAGCGAGCGGGCGCTGGACGCCTTCGCCAAGCGCGTCACCGGCCGCGACAGCCTGCGCTTCTGCGACAGCGCGCAACTCAACCAGGTGATCGAGGCGCTGAAGGACATGGGGGGCCGCCGTGGCGCGCTGCCCGAGCCGGAGCCGCAGCCGGGCGAAACCCGCGACCAGGCGATGATCCGCGCGCTGTGGGCGGCGCTGATCGACGCCGACGCGATGAAGACAGGCGTCTTCGCGAGCCTGGAGACCTGGCTGCTGCGCTGCGGCTATGGCCAGCGCCACGTGGAGAACCTTAGCGAGGAGCAGGCGCGCGATGCCGTGGGCCGGCTGACGGCCTGGTGGCAGCGGCACACGAAGGGGGCGCGGCGATGAGCGGGCCTGACGATGCCGTCCCGGCGCGCGAGGCAGACGGAGCGTTTACCAACTTCAGCGAGTGGGTGAACAAGGCCACAGCCTGGATCGGCGGAACCAATGCGCTCTGCGTGGACACAAAAGGGCGCGTCTGCCGCAACGGGGGGGACATGATGCGCGCTCGAGAGGAGGCGGCCTTCCCTGTTTCGTTTTGGTATGGCGAGGGGGGGCAGACCGAGAAGCAGCAGCGCGCATGCCGTAGAGCCACTCGCCGCCAAATGGGCGACTTCAAATTTCGTCTGCGGGAGGCTTTCTATGAGCGATAAGTACCCAAGCCAACCGGTGATGGACCGGCAGCAGCAGGCCGAGGCGGTGTGCAACACCGTGCTGCAGGCGATCGAGCTTCTGCGCCAGTCCGGCGTCACCAACCCCGCCGCCATCCTGCAGGGCGCGGCCTCGGCGCTGGGCAATGTCACCGCCGTCCTGGCCCTGCCATCGGCGCGGGAGGAGGTGCTGGCCGCCACCCTCGCCACCGCGCGCGATGCCTGCCGTGGCCGCGCGCTGAGCGATGCCGCCGTGGCGGGCCAGGCCTAAAAATATGGCCCCGCGCCGCCCCTGGCTGCCGAATTTACTGCGGGAAATGGCCGATGCGCATGGCTTGGCCACGGCGCTGGCCTTCGCGCAGCGCTTCGGGGGGCAGTATCTGCATCTGCCGGTGGAGGCGCGGCCGAACCACCCCGTGGCCCAGCACTCCGGCATGGGCGTGCTGGCCTGGCTGATCGAGCATCACGACCGCAATGCCCGCATCATCGTGCCCAAGGCGGCCTGGGCGGCAAGGCAGGCCCGGCTGGATGTGGTGCGGGCGATGACGGCGCGCGGCTGCTCCGCCAATGAGATCGCACGCGAGCTCGCGCTGCATGTCCGCCAGGTCGAGCGGCTGCGCGAGAGGATTGCGACCGACGACCGTCTGCGGCAAGGTTCATTGCCGTTCGACGCGTCATGAGCCGACGCATGTCGGCCTGAGTTCAGGCCCCTGCGCGCGCGACAAGATCGCGCATGTCCCAGACCCGCCCTAGCTCGAAGGCCGTTCCACGCGGCATCCGGAACAACAACCCGGGCAACGTGTTGCGTGGCCGCACGGCCTGGCAGGGCGAAACGCCCTTCGCGGCCGGCGATGACATCGAGTTCGAGGTCTTCACCACCCCGGCCTTCGGGATCCGCGCCATGGCGGTCACGCTGCTGGCCTATCAGCGCCAGCACAAGCTGCGCACGGTGCGCGGCATCATCGGCCGCTGGTGCCCGCCGGTGCACACCTTCCCCGATGGTACGACCAAGGCGCAGGACACGCGCGGCTACGTCTCGCGCGTCGCCGCGGCGCTCGGCGTGGCGCCGGATGATGAGATCGATCTGACCCAGCCCGACAGGATGCGCCCTCTGCTCGGCGCCATTATCCGCCAGGAAAACGGCCAGCAGCCCTACGACGATGCGACGATCGACGAGGCCATGCGGCTGGCCGGCATCAAGCTCAACGCGAAGGCATAGCCATGCAGACCCTCATCTCCATCCTCGCCCCGCTGCTGGACCAGCTGGTGCCGCTGCTCGGCGCAGCCATGCTGGCGGTGGGCTCCTATGCCGCCAAGCGCGCGGCGGATTGGCTGCGGCTGTCGAATGACGCGCAGGTGCGGGGCTACCTCAATGAGGTGATCGAGAATGCGGTGAGCTGGGCGGAGGCGGATATGAAGGCCCGCCTGGCGCGCATCGGTCCCGTGGGCGAGGCGCCCAAGCCCACGGCCGACGACTGGCACACGGCGGTGGACAGCGCGGCCGGCTACGTCGCCACCCGTGTGCCTGACGCCCTGGCGCATTTTGGCATCACGCCGCAGGGCCTGCGGCGGATCATTCAGACGCGGCTGAGCGGCGTCTGAGGGCCGGCTGATGGACGTCGATCTCCTCATCCGCAGCCAACCCGCGTTGATTTTCCTGGGCACCCTGGTGCTCGGCTGGATGGGCTGGGCATTCCGCCAGCACCTCACGCAATTGGTGCAGAAAGCCATGGACCAGGCGGCGAGCAAGACGGCGATGGAGCTGCTGGCCGCCAGGGTCGGCGCCCATGGCGACCGCCTGATGACCATCGAGACGGCAATGCAGCACCTGCCCTCCGCAGCGCAGGTGAACACGCTGAACGTCGCCATCGCCGAATTGCGCGGCGAGCTTCATGTCGTCGGCCAGGCCGTGCGCGGCGTGACGCAGCAGATGGGCGAAAACGTGGAGCGGATGGAGGCGCAGGTCGGCGGCATCGCGCGCCGGCTCGACCTGATCGACGCCCATCTGCGGGAAAACCACCAGTGAGCGGCATCTCCTACCAGCAGCGCATGGCGGAGGACCGGCGCCTGTCGATACTGCTGCTGCTCGCTGCCTCGGCCGGCGGCGCGGCGAACGAGGCGCTGCTGCAGGCGGCGCTGCCCGATTATGGCCATGAGGCGAGCCTGGACCAGGTGCGCGCCGACCTGGCCTGGCTGGCCGAGCAGGGCCTGGTGGAGACCAGCGACCTGCATGGCCTGGCCGTGGGGCATATCCTGGCACGTGGGCAGGATGCCGCCGCCGGCCGCGCCACCATCCCCGGCGTCAAGCGCCCCGTGCGCCGCTGATGCCCCGTAAATCCAGCATCTCCGCCCTGCCGGACCACCTGCTGGAGGCGCTGGAGCGCGCCATTCAGCAGGGCCGCGCGACGGTGGATGAGCTGGTGACGATGGTGAATGGCGCCGGCCACATGGTCAGCCGGTCCGCCATGGGGCGGCACCGGAAGGTGAGCGTGGAGCGGCTCCAGAAATTCCGGGAGACGCAGGAGATCGCGGGCGAATGGGTACGCCAGCTGCGCGCCGACCCCGATGGCGATATCGGCCGGATGCTGGGCGAGATGCTGAAGCTGCTGGCCTTCCGCACCCAGATGGAGATGCAGGAAGACGGCGAGGCGCCGGGCCCGAAGGACCTGGCCATGCTGGCGCGCGCCCTGAAGGATCTCGGCTCGCTCGACAAGCTGAAGATCGAAGCCGAGGCCCGGGTCGGCGCGCGCATCAAGGGCGAGGCCGCTGAGGCCGCGGCCGGTGCGGCGCGCGAGGCCGGGCTGGGCGAGGCGCAGATCGCGCAGATCCGGCGCGAGGTGCTGGGCGTGGGGCGGGTGAGGGACGCGGCATGATCAGCTGCGCCGTTGCCCTCGTGCTGCTGCTGGATGCCTCGGGCTCGGTCTCGAGCGAGAGCTGGCGCCTGCAGGCGACGGGCACGGCCGATGCGCTGGCAGATTCGGCGGTGGTGCGGGTGATCGAGCGGCAGGGCGCGGTGGCCATCACCGCCATCGCCTTCTCGGATGAGAGCCGCCCGCTGGTGCCCTGGCAGATCGTGACGGGGGCCGAGACGGCCGAGGGCTTCGCCGCCGCGCTGCGCCAGGCGCCGCGCACCCAATACGGCGGCACGCGGCTGGGTGAGGCGCTGGATGGCGCGCTGGAGGCGCTCGATGCCGCGCCCTGCGAGGCTGAGCAGCAGGTGGTCGACATCTCCTCGGACGGTGATGCGGACGCGGCGCCGGTGACCCGCGCGCGGGATGCCGCGGCGGCGCGCGGGGTGCGGGTGAACGCCATCGGCATCGGCCGGCTACCCGGGGGCAGCCCTGCGGACTGGCTGCGCGAGAACGCGGTCACCCCCGGCGGCTTCGCGCTGGCGGCCGAGGATTGGAGTGGCTTCGCCCGGGCGATGCGGCGGAAGCTGGCGATGGAGCTGGCGGCAGTGAGCGGCGCTCCCTCCGAGCAACATGATCTTGGAAGATGGAGGTAACGTATGGCGCTCGCGCTTCCGAGTGTGGCGGCAAATCTGTTGTCGGCCACGGCCACCACGACCACGAGCTACATCTCGCTGGCCGGACTGGTACCGACCGGTGGGACAGGCATCTTGATCAACAACACCGGCGCGTCTGACCTGTTCCTCCTCGGCGGGGTCGGAACCAGCTTTACCGTTGCTAATTCCGGGGCAGGCGCGCTTCGCCTCCGCGCGGGGGCCATCCAGGAATTCAACCTACCCGAGGGCATCGACAGTATCGGCATCCGCACGGCCAGCGGCTCGACGGTGGTGGAGTGCGCTGTCGGGCGGGGTATCGTCTGATGCGACTGCGCGGAGGGCCGCTTCGGACGCAACCACTGCTGCGGATCACCAGCGGCTGCTGCATAGCGGCGCGGGATTGGTGAGGTATGCCGGTCACATATCCTCCGCCTCTGCCGCTACCCTCCACGCCATATCGCAGCAGTCATCGCTACAGCTATCTGCTTTTCGACGCCGCCGGGCGCGTATATTTTGGACTGCGCCCCGCGGGTGACATCGACATCACCGTCAACGAGTTGCGCCTGCAAGGTGTGACGCCTTACCGGACGGGCACATCGGCCGAGGTGATCGCGACCGACGCTTTCGGCACTGCCGCCTTGGCGGTGGACGGCGCCGGCCGGCTGGAGATGACGCTGGCGCCGGCGTCGCAGGTCTATCTCGCCGAGCAGCTGTATCTGGCGCCGACCGCCCTGACGACGGCATCACTGCAATGGTGGGTGGGCAATGTGCGCCGGGGCGCGGCGAGCGGCCGATTGCTGGCATTGGTGCAAGACGCCGATCTGCTGACCTACGAAGTCACGCAGCCGGCCACTGGCAGCCCGACTGCCTCGCCAGTTTTCACCTCGGCCCCGCTGGAAATCCATGCGTTTTATGGCCAGTCCAATGTGCAGAAGTCGGGCGAGACGGCGACATACCTGACAGCGGCAAAACCCAACCACGCGCTGAGTGGGTCACCGGTGGTTATCCAAAGCGAAACCGCGCTGGCTGACAGCGATGCAACCACGCTTCTGCCGCTGGCCCAGCTCGCAGCAACGGGCTGTTTCGTAAGCGCCTGGACCGGCTTCGCTCAGGAACAACTGGCGCGGGACCGAAAGGTCCGCACCCCCGGCGCTATCATGCACGCCGTCTCGTACGGCGGTCAGCCGCTTTCGTCTTTTGTGTCCGGCCAGACGGCATACACCAATCTCATCACCACGCTTGGGCGCCTTGTCTCGGCTGCAGCCGCCTACGGCAAGACGGGCGTGACCGTGCCGATGCTGAATATCATCCAGGGTGAGAGCGGCCCTAGCTCCGGCTGGTCGACACTGTTCGCAACGCTCGTCGGCACGTTGGTGCCAGACATCAAGGCGGCGACGGGGCAGGCAGCCAACCCGATCATCGCCGTTACCATCACCAACAATAACGGCGGATACAACACCGCCATGCCGCAGCGATTGGAACAAGCCGGCATTGACAGCATCATCGGTGTGATTTGCGCCGGCCCGATGTATCAGTGCCCGCAGTGGTGGGAGGGCACTACAGTATCGGGCTTCCCAACACGGAAAGAGGCGATCCACCTGACCGAGTTGGGGCGCGCGGTGCATGGCGACATGTTGGGGCACATCTACGACAAAGTGGTGCGACAGGGCGCGACATGGAACCCACTGCGAAAGCACCCGACCGAAGCGCCATATCGCTCCGGGGCTGTCATCACCATCCCCCTGCAACTGCCGCCGGGCAGCACTGCGGCGCAACTCGCGCTGGATAGCACCTGGGTTGCGGCAGTGGATGGCCAGGGCTTTGTCTACACCGACAGCACGGTCAGTGCGACGGTCAGCAGCGTTGCTTTTGGCACCAGCGTTGGCGGCAATCCGGCGGTGGTGGTCACACTGAGCGGCACCCCAACCGGCACAAGCAAGGCGATCTCCTACGCCTACGACGGCAACCTGCCCTTTGCGAGTAGCGGCAACACTGTCTGGGCAGCGGCGCGCGGGACCGTCTGCATCGGGACGGGGGTCACATCGCCATCCAGCCGGCTCGGTTTGGCGACACCTACGGAAATTCGCCACTACCTCTGCCCGCTCAACATCACCTCGGGACTGTAGCCATGCCCCTCATCACGAACACCACATTCACCGCCGCACGTGCGTTGGTGACTGACACCGATGCGCTCCTGCTGGCTGACAGCCGCATCTCCAACTGGTGGCGGGGCGACCCGCTCGATTGCGTGGCGTCGGGTGGGCTGGTCAGCCAGATCAGCGACCGAAAAGCTGCGGCAAAGCATTTCATGCGGACCAACGCTGGGCAGTCCGCGACACTGCCGCTGACCGGGCCGGGCGGGTATGCCAACCTCGACTTCGGTGCGACCAATCCGTTCTACAACGTCGGCGATGGCACCGCCTTCAACACGGCGGCGATTTTCAGCGTGGTCGCGCTGTTTCGGCTTGGCGCAGTGGGAGAATACCTGCTGTCCAAGCGCGGAACAGGCTCCAGCGACCACATGTATATCAGCAGTTATACATCAGGCGGCCGGCTATTGGCGTGGCAGGTGGGCAGTGCGCAGGTTGCCACACTAATTGCCGACCCGACGCAGTATGTTTTTGGGGTGTTCGCTTTCGACACTACGCGGGCATATTCTCGGGTGAACGGCGTCACGCAGAATTCAGTCGCCTCAACGCTGGCTTCGCCAATCGCAGCCAACCCTCTTTGGTTGGGGACAGCATTCAACGTGACCCCTCCAAACTCCCTGATCTACACCGGCCGCATATCGGACGTCATGTGGCTCCAGGGGACCAACCTGTTGAGCTCCGCCAACGTCGCCCTTCTGGCCAGCATCGAGCGGCATTTCGTGCAGACCTATGGTCTGCCGTTCACGCCCCAGGTGGGCTGACGTGGTGCGCGCCCAGGAGGCATCGTTCATCCGGGCCGCGCAACCGTGACCATGCCCTCGGCCGCCGACATTGCCAATCTTCTGCCGCCGGCCGAGCTGCCGCGCGACCACGACCCGCTGGCCGATGGCATCCTCATGGCGCACCAGGTCGACTGGCTGGAGGATAAGAGCGCCCTGAAGATCTGCGAGAAGGGCCGCCGCACCGGCATCACCTATGCCGAGGCGCTGGACGACACGCTCATCGCTGCCGCCAGCAAATCCGCCGGCGGCGATAACATCTTCTACATCGGCGACAGCAAGGAGAAGGGCCTGGAGTTCATCCGCTACGTCGCGCACTTCGCCCGCGTGGTGGCAAAGGAGCTGCACCAGGTCGACGAATTCCTCTTCGAGGATCGCCGCGACGACGGCTCCAGCCGCCAGATCGCCGCCTATCGGGTGAGCTTTCGCAGCGGCTTCCGCGTCGTCGCCCTCTCCTCCCGCCCCGCGAATATCCGCGGCCTGCAGGGCACCGTGGTGATCGACGAGGCGGCGTTCCATGACGATGTCGCCGCGGTGCTGGACGCGGTGAACGCCCTGCTGATCTGGGGTGGCCGCATCCGCATCATCTCCACCCACAATGGCGAGGACAACGCCTTCAACCAGCTGATCAAGGACAGCCGCGCCGGCCTTTACGACTACTCCATCCACCGCATTCCCTTCAGCGCGGCCGTGGCCAATGGGCTTTATGAGCGGGTCTGCCTCATCCGCGGCTGGCAGCCCTCGCCCGCCGCGAAGGATGAGTGGCTGAACAGGATCCTGCGCAGCTACGGCCCCCGGCATGAAGCGCGTGACGAGGAGCTGGAGGCGATCCCCCGCCGCAGCTCCGGCGCCTATCTGCCGCGCAGCCTGGTCGCCGCCTCCCAGCAGCCCGGCATCCCCATCATCACCTGGTCGCAGCGCGAGGGCTGGTATCTCGACCCCAACCGGCTGGACGAGGCGGCGGTGTGGTTCGAGGAGAACCTAGCGCCGCTGCTGCGCGCGCTGGACCGCAGCCGGCGCCACGTCTTCGGGCAGGATATGGGCCGCGATGGTGACCTCTCGGTCATCGCGGTGGGCGAGGAGAAGCGCCCGGCGGTGTGGCGCTGCGAATTCCAGGTGGAGCTGCGGCGCATCCCCTTCGATGTGCAGTGGCTGATCCTCGACGGCATCCTGGCCGAACTCACCCGCTTTACCGGAGCGCTCGATGCACGCGGCAACGGCCAGGCGCATGCCGAAGCGGCGCAGCAGAAATATGGCGAGGCTCGCATCACCTGCGTCAAGGCGACCCAGGGCTGGTATGCCGAGCACTTCCCCACCTATCGCGCCGCGCTGGAGGACCGCAGCTATATCCTGCCCGCCGGCGAGGATGTGCTGACCGACCACCGCGCCGCCATCCTGCGCGCCGGCCTGCCCGGCATCTCGGATGCCCGCTTCAAGGGGTCCGATGGCGAGGGCCGGCACGGTGACAGCCTGGTGGCCCACCTGCTGGCCCATGCCGCCACCAAGACGGGCGAGGTGCGCATCGAATGGCGCAGCACCGGCCAGCGCCGCATCGCCCGCCAGGCATCACGTGAATTCATGGGGATCGACCGATGAGCGGCAGCAATGACCAGGTGCCCGGCCGCCTCGGCCGCGTGGCGCTGAAGCGCGAATTCGCCTCCGTCCTCAGCGACCCCACGCGCGGCATCTATGGCCGGCGGCTGCTGCCGACCGATACGGTGCTGTCCACCCGCGGCGGTAGCGCGGGCCTGCTGGTCTATGAGGATCTCGAGCGCGACCCGCAGGTCAGCGCGGTGCTGCAGAAGCGGCGCCTGGCGCTGGTCGGCCGCGAATGGTCGGTGAAGCCGGGCGATGAGAGCGCCGCCGCCGCCGCCGTGGCCGAGCTGGTGCGCGAGGCGATCGAGGCGCTGGCCTTCGACCGGGTGGTGGAGGATGCGCTGGCGGCGCTGCTGACCGGCCTGTCCGTGCTGGAGGTGATGTGGGAGCAGCGCGGCGACCGCCTGCTGCCCGCCGGCCTGATCCCGCGCAACCCGCGGCGCTTCGGCTTCGAGGTGGGCCAGGACGGCACGCCCATGCTGAAGCTGCTGACGCGGCAGAGCATGCTCGATGGCGATGAGGTGCCCGCCCGCAAGTTCATCGTGCACCGCTTCGGCGGGCGCTATGGCGACCCCTGGGGGCTGGGCCTGGGCAATCGGCTGTTCTGGCCGGTCTACTTCAAGCGCCAGGGCGTGGGCTTCTGGATGGCGGCGCTGGAGAAATTCGGCCAGCCCACCGTCATCGGCCGCTATCCCACGGGCTCCTCGGCCGAGCAGCAGGATGAATTGCTGGCCGCCGTCAGCGCAATCGCCAGCGACACCGGCGTCACCTTCCCCGAGGGCATGGTGGTGGAGCTGCTGGAGGCCAAGCGCGCCGGCAGCTTCGACAGCTACCAGACGCTGGCCGCCTATATGGATGACGAGATCGCCAAGATCGTGCTGGGCGAGACGCTCTCCACCAATGCCGGGCAGAATGGCAGCCGGGCGCTGGGCCAGGTGCACAACCAGGTGCGCCTGGAAATCACCAAGGCCGATGCCGACAGCCTCTCGGGCACCATGAACGCCACGCTGGTGCGCTGGATCGTGGAGCTGAACGCGCCGGGCTATGCCGGGCCCCTGCCGAAGATCTGGTGGGAGGTGGATCAGGACGAGGATCTGAACGCCCGCGCCGAGCGCGACGTGAAGATCGGCAGCCTCGGCTTCGCCCCCACGCTGGACTACATCACCGAGACCTATGGCGAGGGCTGGGAGCTGAAGGCACCCCCACCCGGCCTCAACCGCTTGCTGCCCGGCCTGGCGCCTGCCGCCGCCTTTGCCCAGGCCAGCGAGCCGCGCGACACGGCCGACCTTCTGGCCGCGCAGCTCGACCAGATCACCGGCACCCTGCAGGATGCGGCGCTGGACCAGGTGCGTGGGCTGCTGGAACGCAGCGCCAGCCTCGTGGAGTTCCGCGACGGCCTGACCAAGCTGTTCCCCGACCTGGGCACCGAGAAGATGGCGGCGCTGATGGGCGAGGCGCTGGCGCTGGCCAACCTGGCGGGCCGATCGGACCTGACCGATGGCGTGGCGTGATGCGCCCAAGCCGCGCCGGCGGGGCCTGATCGCGAAATCCCGCGCCAGGGCACGCAGGAGGCGCCAGAGGGCTCTGGCGCGGCTCCCTATCGCCCCGACACCCTCAGAGGCGCCTGATGGCCTCTTAAGAACGCTTAAAAACCCCATAACTAACCCCCCTGCATCTGCAGGGCCTGACGCCGTGTTGGAGGCGCCATGACGCCGCGCATCGGCCAGGTGCCGTTCAGCGAGGCCATCGCCTTTTTCCGGGCGAAGCAGCTGCTCGGCACCGACACCTGGACCGACACCTGGCACGAGGCGCATCAGGTCAGCTTCGTCGTCGCCGGCGCGCGCAACGTGGCGATGCTGGCCGATTTCAGGGCGGCGGTGGATGAGGCCATCGCCAAAGAAATGACCAAGGACGAGTTCCAGCGGCAATTCGCCTCCATCGCTAAACGCTATGGCTGGACCTATCGCGGATCTCCGGGTTGGCGCTCGCGCGTGATCTACGAGACGAACCTGCGCATGGCCTATTCGGCCGGCCGCTGGGCGCAGATCCAGCAGGTGAAGGCCGACCGGCCGTTCCTTCGCTACTCGGCGGTGATGGACAACCGCACCCGGCTGCTGCACCGCGAATGGCACGGCACAATCCTGCCGGTGGGCCATGCCTGGTGGAACACGCATTTCCCGCCCAATGGCTGGAACTGCCGCTGCAGCGTGGTGAGCCTGGCGCAGCGTGACCTGGACAAGCGCGGGTGGAAGGTGAGCGACCCGCCGCCGGGCGTCACCATGGTCAAGCGCGAGGTGACGGGGCGCGGCGTGATCGATGTGCCGGAGGGGATCGACCCGGGCTTCGGGTACAATCCCGGCAAGGGGGCGCAGCTGCGCCAGGCGCAGGCTCGGGCAGCTGAGGCGGCGAAGCGGGCGCCGGCGGATATCGCGGAGGCGGCGCGGCCGTCGCTGGTGCCGCCGCCGATCGGCGCGATGCCGGCGGTGCCGCCGGAACCGACGCCATTCCCGCTCTGGGCGCGTGCGGTGCTCGATGCCGGAAAGTCGGACGGCACTTTCCGCAAGGTCGGGACGCTGCCGGACGATGTGCTGGCGCAGCTGCCCGGCGGCGCCGAGGGGGCGGGCGACCCGGATATCATGGTGACGGCCGATGCGCTGCTGCACATGGGCCGCGCTTCGAAGCAGGCCCGCGGCGCGGGGCTCAGTGAGGCCGACCTGCTGCGGCTACCCGCGATCGTGGCCAATCCGGACGCCATCCTGCGCGACAAGCGCGATGGTGATGTCCTGCTGGTTTTCACGCCCACCGGCGCTGATGCGCGGGATGGCGCGAAGCTCGTGGTGCATCTCGGCTACCGGCAGAAGGTCAGGGAGGGTTCCGAGCGGTTCGCGCTGACCTTCAACGCCATCAAATCGGGCGGCCTGGTGGAGCGTGAGGTGCTGAGGGCGCCTGCTGTGTACGAGGTGCTGGCGGGCGCGGTGTAGCCGGTGGAGGAGCGCCAGGCCCTCCCTGGATGGCCGACTACCAGGGCCGGATCACCCAGCCGGTCGAGCGCATTCGGGACCGGCTACGCCGGGAGATATAGGGCGGCGGCGGTGATCAGCCTAGTCGCGAAGGCGGACGAGGGATCCCGGCGGGGATGACCGGCCCGACCCGTTCTTTGCTCAAATCCGGCGACAGCACGCCTGCAGGCTTTTTGTACGCGGTCGGCCCATGCACCACTGGGTCTGGAGCCATCCGGCGAAGAACCTGATGGATATCATCAAGCCGGCTCTGCGTGAGCACCGAGCGGCTTGTCATCGCGCTGACGATGGCGCCTGCGGCGAGGAAGACGGCACCAGCAAGGCTGATGATGGCGCCGGTCTGGATTTGAATGAATTGCACCGCCTGCTGCATGACATTCTGCGTGTTCAGGCCGCCGGCATTTCCGACGATCGCGATGCCGCCGAGCGTCAACAGGCCGCCGATGACGTAGAGGCTGGTATGCATGGGTCGCTCCGCGTTGTGTGCTGGGCAGCGTGCCAGACGACCAATGCTCCCGCACCAAAAAAAGACGGGGCGCCACCGTCACCAGCAGCGCCCCGAGTTCGGGAGGAAACGTCCAAGGCGGTGTCACCCGCGGGCGCATAACAGCAGCCGGATGAGGGGCGTGGAGGGCCGACAGATGTCGGCCTGAAAGCCATTCCATGGCGCGCATAGGGTGCACATCACAGCACGCCGTTGCAACCCATCTGGAAGCCCATTCACCCGATGCCGCAGACCATCGAGATTTTCCGCGCCGGCACGCACACCGATGGCGCCGGCGTTCGCCGCACCTTCTCGCGCGCCGATATCGCCGCCATGGCCGCCGGCTACAGCCAGCACAAGGAGTTGGCGCCCGTGGTCCTGGGCCACCCGGCCGCGGACGCGCCGGCCTATGGCTGGGTGCAGAGCCTGCGCGCCGATGGCGATCTGCTGGTGGCCGAGATCGACCAGGTGGAGCCGAGCTTCGCCCAGGCCGTCCGCGATGGCCGCTTTCGCCACGTCAGCGCCGCCCTCTTCCTGCCTCACGAGGCGCACAACCCCACGCCCGGCCAGTGGGCGCTGCGCCATGTCGGCTTCCTGGGTGCGCAACTGCCTGCGGTGACCGGCCTCAAGCCCGCAACCTTCGCCGCCGATGCGGCCTTCGTCGCCGTCAGATTTTCGATGGCCCCAATTCAGCAGAGTGTGAACGCATCGCTGTGGCGCAGGTTTCGTGAGTGGATGATCGGCTCCGCCGGCCAGGAGGCTGCCGACCGCGTGGCGCCCAGCAGCGACATCGACTTGCTCGCCATGATCATTCCCGAGCCCGAGGAGATGTCCTCCGGCCCCGATTATTCCCAGCGTCCGAAGGAGACCCCGGTGGACCCCACCCAAGAGGCGGCGCTCGCTGCCGAGCGGCAGCGCCTGCAGGCCGAGAAGGACGCCGTCGAGGCCGAGCGTGCCGAGCTGGTGCGCCAGCGCGCCACCTTCGCCCAGGGCCAGGCCGCGCTGCGCGCCGCCGAGGATGCGGCCTTCCTGGACCGGCTGCAGGCCGAGGGCCGGGCGCTGCCCGTCAACCGTGCCGACACCCTCGCCCTGCTGGCCGCGCTACCGGCCGAGGGCGCCGACATGGTCGCCTTCAGCCAGGGCGAGCCGCGCAGCCCGCGCGCCGCGCTGCGCGAGTTGCTGGAGCGCCAACCCAAGATGGTCGCCTTCGGCCAGGTCGCGGGCGGTGAGGCCGTGGCCTTGGCCGACCCTGACAGCTCCCATCAGATCCGTGAACTCGCCCAGGCCTATATCAGTCGCCGCGCCGCTGAAGGGCTCCAGACCTCCATCTCCGAGGCCATCTCGGCCGTTACGCAGGGACACGCCGCATGAATGTGTTTTCCGTCATTGCCTCCACCGCCGGGGGCGCCGTTGGTGAAAACCGCCTGGTGAAGCCCGGCGGCACAGCGGGCCAGATGGTCCTGGCCACCGCCGCGACCGACCTGATCGTGGGCGTCAACCGCACCACGGGCGGCAATGCCGCCGCCGGCGAGCGGATGAGCCTTGGGCTTTCCGGCCTGCATCCGGTGGTGCTGGGCGGCACCGTGGCCGCGGGCGCCGCGATCACCTCCGACGCCAATGGCGCCGGCGTGGCCGCCGCCCCATCCGCAGGCGTCAACAACCGTGTCGTTGGCTTCGCCTACGAGGCTGGCGTTTCGGGCGACATCATTCGGGTGCTGTTCTCTCAGCACACCATGCAGGGCTGAGGAACCACCATGGCAAACACCCCATTCCCCGTTCAGCCGGCGCTGGTCGCCGCTGCCGGGCTCTTCACCAACACGAAGCTGATCGCCGACCGTGTGCTTCCGCGCGTCGCCCCGGTCGGTACCCAGGCCTTCAAGTATCTGCTCCACAACATGGCGGACGGCTTCACGATCCCGGACACGCGGGTGGATCGTATCGGCAGGCCGAACCAGGTCACGCTCGGCGCCGCCGAAGTGGCGGGCAGCACCCTCGACTACTCGCTCGATATCCCCGTGCCCAATGCGGACGTCATGAACGCGGCCGGGCAGCTGGACCCGAACGCGGCCCGCGGCATGGACCCCGAGGTGAAGGCGACGCTGATGAGCAAGAACCTCATCATGCTCGACCGCGAGGTGCGCGTGGCTAACCTGGTCTTCGCGCTGGGCACTTATCCCGCCGCCAACCGGACGACGCTCAGCGGCACCTCGCAATGGTCCGACTACACGAACAGCAACCCGATCGGCGCCATTAAGGCGGCGATGGATGGGATGTTGCAGCGCCCCAACAAGGTGGTGATCGGCCAGCTGGCTTACACCACACTGCAGCAGCACCCGAAGGTCGTGAGCTCGATCTTCAAGAACGCGGGCACCACCGGCGTTGTGAGTGCGGAGCAGATCGCGCAGCTGCTGGAGGTGGATGAGGTGATGGTGGGCCAAGCCTACTGGAACACAGCGCGTCCCGGCCAGGCCATGGTCAATGCCCGCGCCTGGGGCAAGCACATGGCCATGTTCTACCAGGACCCGTTCAGCGGCCCGTTCGACATGCCCAGCTTCGGCTACACAGTGCCCTGGGGCGATCCGATCGCCGGCGCGCTCGAAGACAAGAACATGGGCATGCGCGGCGGTCGTTGGGTCCGCTATGGCGAGAGCGTCGCCGAAGTGATCGCCGCGCCCTCGCTCGGCTATTTCTTCCAGAACTGCGTGGCCTGAGCGCCATGGCAGCGAAGCCGAAACTCGCCGAGAGCGGCCCGGCGTCCGAAGTGCCGGTCGAAGTGCCGGTGCCGGATGCCGCGGCGCCGGCCAGCCCTGCTGCGCCCGAGCCTGCGCCCGAGCCCGCGGCCAAGCCCGTGGTGGCCGCCGCCAACGCACCGTCGGCCAGTCAACCGCCGGCCGCGCCCGAGGCTACGCCTGAGATGGTCGTGATCGACGTGCTCTCGCCGATCGACGACGGCACGCGCCATGAGATCGGCGAGCAGATGGTTGTCACGCCGGCCGCCGCGCGCGAACTGGTCGCCGCCGGCGCCGCCGCCTATGCGACCGAATAGCGGCGCCACCGCATGCCTTACGCATCCCAGGCCGATCTGGTCGCCCGTTTCGGCTCCGATGAGCTGATCCAGCTCACCGACCGCACGAACGCCGGCACCATCGACAGCAGCGTGGTCACCACGGCGCTGACCGATGCGGATGCGATGATCAATGGCTACCTCGCCGCGCGCTATGCCGTGCCGGTCAGCCCCACGCCGCAGCTGCTGCTGCGCCTGGCCGCCGATATCGCCCGCGCCCTGCTCTGGAAGGACCGGCCGACCGAGGCGGTGCGCCAGGCGCAGGAGGATGCGCTGAAGATGCTGCGCGACCTGGCGGATGGCCGCGCGACCCTGGTGGGCGTGGCCGCGGCGCCGATCGACGCCTCGCCCGCCGTGCCGACCGCGCGCATCAGCTACGCCGGCGGCGAGAAGCTGCTGACCCGCGACGGCCTGGCTGAGTATCTGGGGTGACCGGCGCGCGGATCACCATCACGGTCGATGACGCGCCGACGCTGGTCATCCTGCGCCAGCTCGCCGCGCTGATGGACGACATGACGCCCGTGATGGCCGATATCGGCGATGGGATGGTCAGCCGGATCACCATCGACCGCTTCGAGAAAGGGCGCGGCCCCGGCGGCGTGCCGTGGAAGCCCAGCCGCCGCGTCCTGAAGACCGGCGGCAAGACGTTGATCGACCGCCAGCACCTCCAGCGCAGCATCGTGCGCCAGGCCGGGCCGCGCGGCGTCGAGGTCGGCAGCAATGGCGTTGCCTATGCCGCGATCCATCAGTTCGGCGGGCAGATCGAGCAGCGCGCCTATGGCCGCAAGGTTGCCTTCCGGCAGGTCGCCGGCACCAACAAGGCTGGCGAGACCATCACCCGCAGCCTCTTCGCCATCATGAAGGGCTCCAAGGCGCCCAAGCGCGTCGATCTGAAGGTGGTGGAATACCCCGCCCGCACCATCACCATGCCGGCGCGGCCCTATCTCGGCTTTGATGATGATGATCGCGAAGACGTCTCCGCCATCATCACCCAGGCCATCCTGCGCATCACCCGCGGCGGGGGCGTGCCGGCATGATGGACGCCATCGAGGCCCGCGTGCGCAGCCAGGTCACCGCGCTGCGCCTGGTCGCCGGCGCTGGCGAATATGCCCAGCTCAATGCGCCGCCCCGGGAAAAGCTCCCGGCCGCCTATGTGCTGCCGATGGACGACACCGCCCGGCCGAACTCCATGGCCTCCATGGTGCTGCGCCAGGAGATCACCCGCCGCGTGGCCGTGGTGATCCTGGCTACCAACGCGCGCGACCCGCGCGGTGATGCCGCCGCCGCGGCGCTGGAACCGCTGGTCTATGCCATGCGCGCCGCCTTGGTGGGCTGGACGCCGGCGATCCCCACGCAGCCCGCGACCGGCGCCAAACTCACCACCATCGAGCCGCTGGAGCTGGTGGGCGGCAGCCTGACCGACATCGCGGACGGCGTGCTGGCCTGGACCGAGCAATACGCCCTCTCCGCCGCCCTCACCCTCTACGCTTAGGAGCCGATGATCATGGCCAAATCGCCCAATAAGCCCGCGATGAGCGAGCCCGTGCCGGTGATGCCGAGCCAGGGCGGCAGCTACATCCGCCTGGGCGACGGCACGCTGCAGCGCGTGGCCTTCACCGAGATGCCGCATGACGCGGAGCCCGAGCAGGCCTCGCCGATCGAGAGCATGAGCCTGGGCACCCCGCCCGCCCCCACCAGTGAGGAGCCGGCCTGATGGCACGCATCACCCATTCCATCGCCGTCGCGAAGATCGAGACGACCTATGGCACCGACATCGCACCCGCGGCCGGCACGGCGGCGGATATGGTGCTGTGCGAGAAGATGTCGGTCATGCCGGTGGAGGCCGATGTCGTCACGCGCGATCGCGTGCAGCCCTGGCACGGCAACAAGGGCAATCCCGGCATCTATAATCGGGCGCTGAAGTTCAGCGGCTCCGTCCCGTTCTGCGGCAGTGGCGCCGCGGGCACCGCACCGGCTTGGGCGAAACTCATGCGCATGTGCGGCATGGCGGAGACGCTGACCGCCTCGACCAAGGCCGACTATTCGCCGATCTCCGCCGCGCAGGAAAGCGGCACGCTGCACTATCTGATGGATGGCACCCGGCACACGGCGGTTGGCACGCGCGGCACCTTCGGCATCAACATCGTTGCTGGCGACGAGCCGACGATCGACTTCGATTTCACCGGCCTCTACACCGACCCTACGGCGGTGGCGCTGCCCACCGGCGTCTATTCCGCCTGGCGGAATGCGCTGATCCCGCGCTCGGGTTCCCTGACCTGCACGATCAACAGCGTCAACTATCCCATGCGCAGCATGCGCTACACCCATGGCAACAGCCTGCAGGTGCGCGACATCCCGCTGCGGAACGAGGTGCGGATCACCGAGCGCCAGCCATCGCTGGAACTGCTGCTGGAGGCGCCCAACAGCCTCAGCCCGGCCAACCTTTTTGCCGCCGTGAATGGCGAGATCGATTACCCCATCCTGATCTCGCTCGCAGGCGCGGCCGGCGACACGGTGGAAGTCCAATTCGGCAAGGCCCGCTTCATGCCAGGCATCAAGTACGAGGCCGATGGCGATGTGGCGATGATCCGCGTGCCGTTCATGCCACAGCCCACCAACGGCAATGACGAAGTCCTGATCACCGCCCGGTAGGAGCCCCTGATGTTCAAGCTGCAGAGTGAGATGAGCTGGGTCTGGCCCGTCACCGTGGCCGTGCCGGATGGCGGCGCGGTGGTGACGCAGCACTTCCGGGCGAAGTTCCGCCTGGCGCCGGACCATCTGCGCCACGAGATCGCCTTCGCACGCAGCGATGCCGAGCTGCAGGAGCGCACGGCCGTGCTGATGCGCGCCGCCTTGGTCGAGATCTATGACGTGGTGGATGAGCGCGATGCGCCGCTCGCGCTGACCGATGCCCTGCGCGAGGCGATGCTGGCCAACCCGCTGATCCTGCGCGGCCTGACCCAGGCCTATGGCGAGGCGCTGTCCGGCCAACCCGCGGCGGCCGAAGCAAAAAACTGAAGGCCATCGCGCGCGCCTGGGCCGGGCCGCGCGATGGCGATGAGGTGGTGCCGGCCGAGCTGGCGGAGCAGGCGGCCCTGCTGGGCGTGCCGGCCGAGGCGGTGGCGCCAATGTTGTCGCGGCGGCGGGAACGGCAGGCCGAGGTGTTGGAGGTGATGCCGGGCAATTGGGGAGCGGTGCGGGTGTTTTTCGGCATGGGCAGTCAATGGCGCAGGGCGGGCATGGTGGGTGTGGCCACCGGGCTCGACTACGCCGCCCTGCCGGTGGTGTGCGGCGCGCTCGATGTCGCGCTCGATGCCGCGCTGCTGGACCGCCTGCGGGTGCTGGAGGGTGAGGCGGTGCAGGTGATGGCGGACCGGATGCGGCGCTCATGAGCGGCAGCGCCAGCACCATGCGCGTCTCGGTCCAGCTGACCGCCGATGCCAGCCAGGCGATCAGCGCGATCGGCGGCGTGCGCCAGGAGGTCGAGAAGCTGGCACCGGCCGGCGCGGCGGCAGGCCAGGCGGCCGGCGCGAGCCTTGCGCAGATGGGGCAGGCCGCGGCGGGCGCTGCGGCGCCGCTGCCACGGGTAGCAGCGGGCCTGCGCGATACGGAGGTGGCGGCGCGCGGCGCCGGCCAGGCCGTGGGCGTCACCGCCAACCAAATGCGGCAGCTTGCCCCGCAGCTGAACGATATCGCCACCCAGCTGGCCCTTGGCCAGTCGCCCTTCATGATCCTCGCCGCCCAGGGAGGGCAGATCACCCAGATCTTCGGGGGCGTGCGGAACACGCTCGCCGCGCTGGCGAGCTTCCTGGGGCCTGCCGGCATTACGGGCCTGCTGGGCCTCGGCGCCGGCGGCGCCATCTTCGTGAACATGGAGCGCGATGCCCGCGCCCTGAATGACCTGACGCAGCGCCTGCGCGCCACCCGGGCCGATGCGGCGGGCCTGGCGCGCGATGTCGACCAGGCGGCGCAGAACGTCTCCCAAACCAGCGGCGTGGGCCGGGGCGATGCGCGTGAGGTGGGCCGCATCATCGCCGGCCAGCGCAACTTCAGCGGCGACCGGGCCGAGATCGAGGGCCTGATCCGGCTCTCGGCCGACCTGGCGCGGGTGATGGGGGTGGATGTCACCCAGGCGGCGGACCAGTTCGTGGCGAAGGCCATCCGCGACCCGGCGGCGGCGGCGCGGGAGGCCGCGGCGGGCGGGCTGCTGGGGTTCAATGATGCATTGCGCCGCCAGGTCGAGCTGCTGGCGGCGTCAGGCGACCGGGGCCAGGCGGCGCGCCTGGTACTCGAACAGTTCGGCCGGGCCAGCCAGGGCGCGGCGGAGGCGCTGACGCCGCTGCAGGCCGCAGTCCAGAACCTGGGCAATGTGCTCTCCCAGGCCGCGGACGCCATCGCGCGCCTGGCCAATGGCGCGGCCGGCTTCGGCCAGCGCGCTGGCCGCACGGTGTTCGACAATCCGCCCAATGCGCCGGAGCTGCCGCAGAGCCAGTGGGATTTCGCCCGCCGGCTCGCCACGCGGGAGAGCAGCAATCGCCCGGACGTGATGAACGATCAGGGCTATGTCGGGCTCTACCAGTTCGGGCGCGAACGCCTCAGCCAGCTGAGAATGTACCAGCCCGCCGATGGCGAGCAGCTGCGTGGCAATCGCGACTGGATTGGGCAGTTCAACATCCCGGGCTTCCCCGAGGTGCGGAACATCGGGCAGTTTCGCGAGAACCCGCGGGCACAGGATGCGGCCCTCGCCCGGCACCTCGCTGATATCGATCGGGCGATCGCCAACATCCCAGGTGCCGATGCCTATAGCCAGGACGGGCTGCGCGCAGTGGCGCATCTGGGCGGCGAGGGCGGCCTGCGCCGCTTCCTGGCGGGAAGTGGTGATCCAGCAGACGCCAATCGCACCAGGCTCTCCACCTATTACCGGGAGTTCGGCGGCCGGGATGCCGCGATGCCCGGCGGCCTGATTGGGCCGGTGTTGCCGCCCGAACTGGTTCGCGCGCGGGACATCACGCGAGGCCAGGATGTACCCAGCGACCAGCGAGCCCTGCTGCTGCGGAAAGAGGAAACCCTGCAGTCGGCCCTGCAGTTGCCGGGCCTCGATCCTGAAGAGGCCCAGCGCTATGCCGAGGCCTTGCGGCAGGTCAGGACTTCGCTCGCCGCCCTGGACAGCCCCCTCACCGTCGCCAGCCGCCAGCTCTCCGACCAGTTCGAGCGGATGCGGGCAGCGAGCGGCGCGGCGCGCGAGCTGGTGGATGCGGAAATCCGCGCGCGCAATGAGGCCCGTACCCTGGGGCTGGATGAGCCGCAGACCGCCCAGATGGTCGAGACGCGCCGGGCGCAGGCCCAGGCGCAGCTCAACACCACATTCGGCGACAATCTCGCCCAGCGCGACCAGGCCATCGCGGGCCAGCGCCAGCAGCTCGCCGTCGCCGAGCAGGGCGCCGCCGCGGTCGAGCGCGCCACCCTCATGCACGAGGCGGAGACCGAGGCGCTGCGTACCGCGGAGGCGGGCACTGCCGCATACGCCGCGCAGGTCCAGCAGCTGACCGAGCGCCTGACGAAGCTGGCCTCCATGCCGCGGATCTCCAATCTGCTGGTCGACCAGGCCCAGCGGCGGGACCGCCAGGCGCTGGACAGCGATCTGATCGGCGCCTCGGCCACGGAGCGGGCGCAGCGGACGGCGGAGCTGCGCACCCGCGAGCGGCTGGGCGCCGGCGCCGATACGCAGGATGGGCAGCGCGCCATTGCCAATGAACGCGCGCTCGCCGCCAACCAGGTGGAGCTGGAGCGCACCCAGGCCGCCTACAACGAGATCGGCCGGGTGGGTGAGCAGGCCTTCGATCGCATTGGCCAGGCCGTCACCACCGGCACGCTGACGCTGAAGGATATGGGCCGCATCGGCCAGAGTGTGGTGAGCGAGCTGGGCCAGGCCTTCCTGCGCCTGGCGGTCATCAACCCCATCAAGAACCTGGCTGGCGGCAACGCGCCGACCTTGGGCGATGTGGGAGGCATTTTTGCTCGGCTGCTGGGCGGTGTTGTTGGGGCCGACCCCAGCCTGGGTAGCAGCGTAGCACCGGTCGGCACGCCGCTTACGACCTATGGCGTGGGCGACGCCCCGACCGGCCGCGGCTTCTACCATTCCGGCGGCATCATTGGCGGCACGCCCACCTTCACCCGCCCCGTGAACGACAACCTCTTCATCGGCGCGCCCCGCTTCCACGAGGGCGGTATCCTCGCGCCCGACGAGGTGCCCGCCATCCTCCAGCGTGGCGAGGGCGTATTCACCGCCGAGCAGATGGCCGCCCTCGGCCGGGGTGACCATCTCAGCGCCGCCACCGGCGGCGCCAACAACATCACCTTCCACATGCCGGTGAATTTCTCCGGCGATAGCGGCAGCGAAACCGACCGGGTGGCGCTGCTGGCGCAGATGCGCGCGCAGGTCATGGCCGTGCTGGCCGAAGCCATGCCCGACATCGCCCGCACCAGCCATGCCTACACCATGGGCGAGATCAGCCGCGGCGGTAACGCCGCCCGCGTGGTGGGTCGGCGCTGATGCCCATTCTCACCTGGCCCACCGCGCTTCTGCCCAGCAGCTATGAGCTGCATCTCGCCGCGAACACCCAATCCGGTGGCCGAAGCCCCTTCGATGGTACCGAGCAGACGCTCGAGCAGCCCGGCGCGAAATGGGTGGCGAAGCTCACCTTCGAGAACCTTACGCTGGGCGAGGGGCGGCTGATGGCGGCCTGGCTGGCCAGCCTGCGCGGCCGGGCGGGGCGCTTCTACTGGTTTGTGCCCGCCTGGGGCCCGCTGGGCACCGCCGGTACCGATGGCGGCTCGGTGGTGCTGAACGGCGCGGGGCAGACGGGCACGCTGGTGTATTTTCGGGGGTGGCCGGCCTCGCGCACCCAGGTGCTGTACCCAGGCGACTATGTGACCTGGCTTGACCCGACAGGGCGGCCACAGCTGCACATCGTCACCTCCGATTACCTCGGCAATATGGTGGCTGTGCAGAGCACCGCGGGTGGCCTGAACTCATTCAACGTCAGCCCACCCATCCGCCGCAGCCCCAATGACGGCGCGGGCACGAATTTCACCAACCCCTTCGGCCTCTTCCGGCTGAGCCGGGACGTGAACCCGGCGGCCTTCGCCGCTGGCATGAAGGCCTCCGTCACCATCGAAATCGAGGAGGCGCTGTTTTGACCCGCTCCATGACCACCGCCGCCGCCAATGCGGTGCAGGCCGAGACGGTGATGCGCACCTGCGCCGTCGAGCTCGACTTCGCCTCGGGCTTCGTGCGCCTGGCCGGCAGCCCCATGGACCTCAGCTTCGGCGGCAACACCTTCGTGGGCGTGGGCGCGCTGGGCGGGATCTCCAGGATCGAGGAGAGCGCCGAGCTGCGCAGCTATGGCCTCACCCTGAAACTGGCGGGCGTGCCGCGGGACACGGTGGCGATCGCCATGGGGCAGCATTACCAGGGCCGCGCCGGCACGGTATGGGAGGTGCCGCTCGATGCGACGACGCATCTGCCCATCGCCGACCCCATCGTGGTCTTTCGGGGGCGGATGGACCAGATGGTGGTGTCCCTGGGCGACCCCAGCACCATCGCGCTCACCATGACCAACCGCCTGGCGGATTGGGAACGCCCGCGCCTGCGCCGCTACACCGATGAGGACCAAAAGCGGGTCTATGGCACCGACCGTGGCTTCGAATTCGTCACCGCCACGGCCGACAAGGAGATCATCTGGCCGAGCAAGGGTTTCACCGGCGACAACGGCCCAAGCAAGAATTCGGGCTTCGGGTTCTGATGCGCGAACGATCCGCCCTTCGCCGCTGCCAGGACTGGCCTGAGGTGCTGGCGCAGGAGATCGAGGCGCGCGTGGCCGTGCCCTTCGCCTGGGGCAGCCAGGATTGCTGCACACTGGCGGCCGACCTGGTGCTGGCGATGACGGGGCTGGACCCCATAGCGGCTTGGCGCGGCCGGTATAAGGATGAGGCCGGGGCCGAGGCATTGCTGGCCGAGGCCGGTGGGCTGGAGGCGCTGGCCGAGCGCCAGGCGGCCGAGGCGGGGCTGGGCGCCTGCCACCCGCGCTTCGCCCAGCGCGGCGATGTGGCGCTGGTGCGGCACGGCAATGCGCTGGCCATGGGCGTGGTGGTGGGTGAGGCGGTTGCTGTGCCGGGCCCGGAGGGGCTGGTCTTCCTGAAGCCGGACTGCATCCAGCGCGCCTGGAGCGTCTGAGATGCCGCAGATTATCCCCGTTGTTGTTGCGATTGCAGCAGGGATTGCCGCCGAAGCCAGCGGTCTGGCGCTGGTCATAGGCGCCTCAGTCGGCTTGAGCTCGACCTTCGTCGCGGGGATCATCGGAACCGTCGTTTCTCTGGGCGCCAGCATCGTCATGGGTGCCATCAACAAGCCCAAGGCTGCGCGGCCGACATCCTCAGGCATGGCTGAGGACCGCAAGCAACTCATCCGTGGCTCGGTTGAACCGCGCCAGATCATTTATGGCTATTGCCGCGTCAGCGGCGCCATCGTCTATGCCGCCAGCTCCGGCGCCAATCTGCGCTATCTCCACCTGGTGGTGGTGCTGGCCACCCACAAAACCCAGCAGATCGACATCGTCTGGCTAAACGGCCAGGCCATCCGCTCCACCGATTGCGACGGCGCCGGCAACGTCACCCGCTCCGACCATCCCCAGCGCGGTCGGGTGCGGGTGGAGAAATTCCATGGCGATCAGACCGCCGGCTCCTCCACCCTCGCCTCCGAAAGCCCGGATGGCTGGACCACCGCCCATGCCCTGCTCGGCTGCACCTATGTCTATCTCCGCCTCGAATACGACCAGGAGCGGATGCCGGGGCTGAACAGCCTGGATTTCGAGCTGCGCGGCAAGAGCGACATCTATGACCCGCGCTCCGGCGGCACCGGCTACACCGACAATTGGGCGCTCTGCGTGCTGGATTACCTGCGCAACAGCTATGGCCTTGCCTGCGCGGACAATGAGCTCGACCTCGACAGCTTCTCGGCCGCCGCCAACCTCAGCGATGAGAATGTGCAGATCGCGGCCGATGGTACCACCCAGGTGCGCTTCACCTGCGCGGGTGGGTTCAAGCTGGACCGCGCGCCGCTCTCCATCATGGAGGATATGCTCTCGGCCGGCGGCGGGGCGCTGGTCTATGTGCAGGGCCGCTACCGGCTGCATGGCGCGGTCTATTCCGCCCCCACGGCCAGCATCGGCCCGGCTGATATGGCGGGTGAATGCGTGGCCACGCCGCGCGCCGCCCGACGGGAGCTGTTCAACGGGGTCCGCGGCACCTTCATCGATCCGGCGCGAAACTGGCAGGCCGGCGAATTCGGGGCTGTCTTCGACACCGGATACGATGCCCAGGATGGCGGTGAGCGGGTCTGGAAAGATATCCAGCTTCCCTTCACCACGGATAACATCCGCGCCCAGCGCCTCGCCCGCACCTTGCTGCTGCGCGCGCGCCAGTCGCTGAAGGTGAAGGTGCCGCTCAAGTACGCGGCGCTGCGGCTCTGCGTCTGGCAGATGGTGGCACTCACCCACCCCGACCTCGGGCTCGATGCCAAGCCGATGCGCGTCATCGATTGGGAGTATGAGCCTGAGAGCGGCGTGGTGATGGTGGAGATGCAGGCCGAGGCCTCCAGCACCTACGCCTGGGTCTACGATTATGCCTATTCTGCCCCGAGCCCGCCCGACACGACGCTGATCGACCCGCTGACTCTGCCCACGCCGGGCACGCCGACGCTGACCGCCAGCACGGTGCTGAACGCCGATGGCTCGCTCATCCCCTCCATCGTGGTCACCTGGACGGCCGTGTCGCATGCCTTCGTCACCCAGATAGAGGTGCAGTGGCGCGAGGCCGGTGGCGCCTGGTCGCGCGAGCTGACGCCGGTGGGTGACCAGCGCTATGTGCTCTGGCCGCTGGTCGCGGGCACGACCTATGAGGTGCGGCTGGTGGCGGTGAGCGCGCTGGCGCGCAGCGTGACCTCCGCCAGCGCCAGCACCGCGGCTGTGGCGGATGCCGGGGTGCCTTCCACGGCGTCGAGCATCGGGGCGGTTTCTACCTTCCGTGGGGTGCAGATCCAGTGGGATGGCACGCCGCCCAGCGATATCGACCGCTATCAGGTCTTTGAGAGGCCGGACACCACCGGCAGCAGCTGGACCCTGATCGGCGAGACCTATGCCCGGAACTTCCTGCGCACTGGCCTGGCGCCAGGTGCCGGGAACTTCCGCTATGCCGTGAAGGCGGTAGACCGCAGCGGCAATATCAGTGGAATGTCGGCCGAGGCGGTGGCAGGGCCAGGGCAGGTTGTGGCGGGAGACCTGGCCAACCTCAGCGTGCCGACCTCGGCTGTGCAGACCGACGCCATCACCACGCATGTGAGCGCCACCGCATTGACCACGCTGACGGGGAACGCGACAGAGCAGAATGCGGTCTCGATGTCATTCACGCTGTCTGATACCCGTATCGGTGTGGTGACCTTTGCGGCGGCGCATGGCTATGCCTCCGGCGCCGTGGCCCACACCTTCCGTGTCTACATCGACAGCACGCTGACCGTTTCCCGTGGTGGGACCTTTGGCAATGACTACCCGAACTTCACCTTCCCGGTGAGCTTGGCCGCTGGCAGCCACACCATCCTGCTGACATGGGAGGGCGCGACGAGCGGGATCCAGCTCTTCGACCGCACCATCACAGCATTTCTGAGGGCTCGCTGATGCCGCCTGCATGGTCCATTTACGTGATTGCCACCGGCGAGATTGTCCTTTGGCAAACCGGCGGTGATGCGCCGGAGCCGCCTTCCGGCTGCGGCCGGCTCGATGGGTATTACCCCGGCCATCTCTGGCGGGTGGTCAACGGATTACCCGTCCCCAAGGGATAAGGGACGGGGGCTGGGGGGTTCCAGGCCCCCAAGCCGCGCGGTTGGCCCCGCGCACGGATAGACCGCCCCGCCACCGCCATAGGCGGCGTGGGCACAATACCTGCGAGGCATTTATGACCGATGAACTGACTCTGGCTTGCCCAGTTTCTCCCGTCGCCCCTTGGCTCGGCGGCAAGCGCAACCTGGCGGGGCGGATCATTCCACGACTGCAGGCGACGCCCCACACGACCTATGTGGAGCCTTTCGTCGGCCAGGGCGGGATTTTTCTGCGCCGGCCATTCCGAGCCCGCGCCGAGGTGATCAATGATGCCAGCCGGGATGTGGCGAACCTGTTTCGCATCCTGCAGAGGCATTTCGTGCCCCTGATGGACCTGCTGCGCTGGCAGGTGACCTCGCGCGCTGAGTTCGAGCGGCTGCGGGCGGCGGTGCCTGAGACCCTGACCGACCTGGAGCGCGCGGCGCGCTTTCTCTACCTCCAGAGGACGGCCTTCGGTGGCAAGGTGCGCGGGCAGAATTTCGGGGTGTCGCCCACCAGCCCGGCCAGGTTCGACGTGACCAGATTGGCGGCCCTCCTGGAGGCGGTGCATGAACGGCTTGCCGGGGTGGTGATCGAGTGCCTGCCGTGGCGGGAGCTACTGGCGCGGTACGACCGGCCGCAGACGCTGTTCTACCTGGACCCGCCCTATTGGGGCTGCGAAGGCGACTATGGCGATGGGCTGTTCAGAAGGGAGGAGTTCGGCGCCATGGCGGAGGCTCTGGCTGGGTTGAAGGGGCGGTGGCTGCTAAGCCTCAACGATGTGCCGGAGGTGCGACGCGTGTTCGCCGGGTTCCGGGTCGAGGCGGTGGAGACCCGATACTCGATAGGTTCAGGCCGTGGCCGAGGTGTGGTTGGCGAGTTGCTGATAGGGCCTCATGGTTGATCAATGATCGACCGATTAGAGGGGCGTGATGGGTGGCTACGGAGACACGCGACATGCCCCAGGTTCAATTCGAAATCACCCCAGCTTCAATTCGCAAGCTACACCCGGGCAGGGGGGCGGAGGCGGGGGTGGGGATGCGGTTTTCCAAACAGCACAAGCGTTAGGAAAATAAAGCTATTTGCCCCAGAAGTCAAGCCTTCCCGGCGCCCGTCACGGCCCGAACAGGAAATCCGCCGCTGCCAGACTGGCCATCCCATAGACATCGATGCGCGCACCGCCGAACAGCACCGCCGTGTTTCCATCGGCAAAATAGAAGCCCAAGCCGTCGAAGCCCGTGACGCCGGAGCCGACCAGGCTGATCACATCCCCCTCGGCGCGGTTGAAATCGAAGATCTGGTCATAGCCCCAGCCCGGGGCGTTGAAGACGAAGCTATCGGCACCGCGGCCGCCCACCAGCTGGTCATTGCCCGCGCCGCCGATCAGCACATCATTGCCCAGGCCACCGCGCAACACATCATCACCGGCGCCGCCGAGCAGCGTGTCCTGGCCGCCCTGGCCCCAGAGCGTATCGTTGCCTGCGCCACCATCGAGGCTGCTGGAGAGGCCGGCATTGGCCACCAGCACGTCATGGACGGTGCTGCCCGTCATGCCGCCGGCGCCGCCATAGAGGTAGCTGAGCTCGATATTGGCGCCGGCATCGCCGCCCAGCCTGTCCTGCCCGGCGCCGCCGGCGAGGTTTTCGATGTTGCGCAGCATGTCGAGACCGGCGGCACGGGTGTCCTGGATAAAATCCTGGATGCGGAGATCGATCACCAGATCGGCCAGGGCGGTGGAATAATCCGCGGTGTCGCGACCATCGCCGCCATCCATGGTGTCGTTGCCGGTGCCGCCATTGATCGTGTCGTCGCCGGCATTGCCGAAAAGCCTGTCGTTCTGGCCGTAGCCATTCATCACGTCATTGTCGGGCGTGCCGCGCAGCGTGTCGGCCAGGGTGGTGCCGCGATAGGTCGCAGCGCCGGTCGCCGGGCTGAAAAACACATAGCTGGAGCCTGCACTGATCAGAACATTCGGGTCGGCGCCCGGTGCGCCGACAATGATGTCCACGAAGCCATCACCGTCCACATCCCCTGCCGAGGACACGGAGGCGCCGCTGAAGTCATTGTTTTCGCTGCCACCGAGCCTGAGGCCGGTACTGCCGTTCAGACTGGAGAGGTTGATTTTCGAAGCCCAGCCGCCGGAACCGCCGAAGACGACATAGCTGGAGCCCGTTCTGTAGCCATTCGGGCTGGCCGCGGAAGCACCGATCATCAGGTCGGCGAAACCATCGCCATTGATGTCCCCGGCCGAGGCCACGGACCCGCCGCTGAGTTCATTCGCCTCGGATCCATCGAGGCGAAAGCCGGTGCTGCCGTTCAGGGTGGCGAGCCTGATGGATGAACTCCAGCCCGCGGATTTGCCGAAGACAACATAGCTGGAGCCGGTGTCCGGACCATTCGGATCGGCCTGGTTGGCACCGACAATGAGGTCGGTGAAGCCATCACCATTGACATCTCCGGCCGAGGCCACGGAGACGCCGGTTTGGTCGCCGGACGAGCCGCCATCGAGCCGAAAGCCGGTGCTGCCGCTCAGGGTGGCAAGACTGATGCTCGAAGCCCAGCCGGTCGCTCTGCCGAACACGACGTAGCTGGTGCCGGAGTTGCCACCCAAGCTTTCCCCCACGATGATGTCGGCAAGGCCATCGCCATTCACATCGCCGGCCGAAGCCACAGAACCCCCGCTAGTGTAGATTTGAACGCCGTCCAGCCGAAAGCCGGTGCTTCCATTCAGGCTGGACATAGCAATGTTCGACGTCCAACCGCTGGGCCGACCGAAAACAACATAGCTGAAACCGGAGGATGGGAAGAAGTTTTCGGTAATTCGATCGACATTGCCGATGATGATGTCGGCGAAGCCGTCGCCATTCACATCCCCAGCTGCCGACACGATGCGGGCGCTGCTGCTGCTCGAGCTTCCACTGATGCGAAAGCCGTTGCCGCCATCCAGGCCGGAGAGATTGATGACCGGATTCCAGCCGCTGGCCTTGCCGAAGACGACATAGGCGGCACCCCGAGCGCCCACGACGAGGTCCGCGAAGCCATCGCCATTCACATCCCCGGCTGATGACGCGCTAAAGCCGCTCACGTCATCAGCCGCGACGCCATCAAGCCGGAAGCCGCTACTGCCATCGAGGGAGGAGAGGTTGATCGCCGAATTCCAGCCGTCCGCCTTGCCGAAGACGATATAGCTGCTGCCGGCATTGGATCTGCCATTCGGGTCGGCCTGGTAGGCGCCGACAATGACGTCGGCGAAGCCATCGCCGTTCACATCCCCGGCCGAGGACACGCGCGTGCCGCTGCCGTCGTCCTCTGCGACGCCGTCGAGTCGAAATCCAGTGCTGCCGTTCAGGGTGGCGAGGTTCACGGTGCTGCTGAACGACATGGGGCGCCTTTTCGATTTCGATGATAGATCTGAGGGTCCGTCACGGCGGACCCCGGGTCGCGATACTGGAGCCGATCATGCCTGAATTTGCAGTCGGATAGCGGTCGGCAATTTATGAAAATCTTCTGCATCCGGGCTATCGCGGCAGGTCAGCACCGTCAACGCCGTGGCGAAAGCGCCGCCCAGGACGATAGCTTTTCGGCAGATCGCCCGCCCCACAGAGTAGGCCGGCCACAGCCCACCAGCGGACTCCCGGGATCAACGGGCCTTTCGGCCCTTTGCGGGTGGGATTGGGAGGCTGGAGTTTCCTTTACCGACATTCAGATTGCTGACCTTGCTAATAACCATTGTGCCTCCGCAGCGTCTGGCACGCGAGTACCGTGACCAGCTTATGGCAAACAAGGCTCCGCCTCAAATCGGGGGCGTAGTCTCGACTCGAATCCCACTCTCTCCGCCAGTTCCCATACGAGCCATGCTCTCCGCCTGACCGGACGCCGCGCTGAGTGACAGGTTTCCTGGGGTTTTCGGGGCAAACCTGTTGACTGGCCCTGCGCGGAGAAGCCCGAAAATCGTTCTCCGGAGGCCAATTCTCGCCAGACCTCCTGACTTGGGCGGTTTAGTACGGAACTTAAAAACCCAGGTAAAAGGCCGGTTTCCGCGCGGTCGGCACTTGCTACGGTTCGAACCCCACTTGCCCGAAATCCGTACTTCGAGAGCGAACACTTGGTACCGAACGTCCGGGCGGCTAATCGACACGCCCAACTGGCCGCAAGCCAAGCAAAGGATGCTGCTCTGCCTCAATTCCGAAGCGATGCACTCGCCTCGTTCTTAACGTCGAATGAGAGAAAACGGTCAAACAGATTCGTCTCTCGATAGAAGTTCTGTTCGTCAAAACGGCGTCCGTCGATCGCCTCCTGCTTGCGGTCCAGCAGGTCGATCTGCGCCAACGCGGCGCCCCCGGCGGGCGCCTTGCGGCGCAGACTGCAGGGACAGTCATCAAAACAGGACGTTGACGGAGGCCTAGCCACAGATGACTGTCGCTCCATACATCGCAAAAAATTGCTTGCCGGGAGTTTGAAATGCGTAGTGCTGCTGTCGAACAAGAACTCCATTTCGGCCTTTCATTTTCGTGGAGGCACCATGCCGCCTTGCGCGCTGCCCTGACGCGGCTGGCGGCAACGGAGAACGCGCGCGCGGTGTTCCGGGCCGCTTTCGGCAATGGCTTCTGCGACGCCACGTTGGCAACCATCCTTCAATCATGGCGCCTGGGCCGCTTCGATGATTTGCCGGAGTTCCGGCTGGTCGAGGACAGCATTCTACTCGGGCATCCCGCAGCCTATGCCGCAAGCCTCCATGCGGTGCTGCTGGCGCAGGGTTGGATGGACCACCCTGGCACACACCCACAAGCGGTGCTGCGCGTTCTCCTGGAAGAGGTCGGACACGGCCTGGATACCATCCTTAACGAGCAGGACACGCCGGGTGACGAAGGCGCGCTCTTCGCCGCGCTGGTTATGGGCGATTGTTTGAGTGTGAACGAATTCGCCGCAATGCGGGCTGAGAGAGGTGGCTCGGTTTCTCGCTACAGCGTTCCGCTTCCAATAACTGGCTCGCCTGCCGGTTGA